AGGAACGTGGTGCGGGACTTGATAGCGCGGATCAACCAAGCAAGGAAGCTATGAGCGACACCAACGACCAGCCCGGCGATTCGTCCGGCCTACTGGACGCGGTCACTGTTGAAGACCCCTCCAAACCCGCAGAGCCCCAAAAGGCTGAGATTCCCCACAGGGCAGAGCCCACCGCAACTGCGGCAGCACCTACCGCAACTGCGGCAGAGGCCCCGCCAGAGTGGATGCCCGAGAACTTCCTCAAGGACGGCAAACCCGACTATGAGGCCCTGGCCAAATCCTGGCGCGACCTGCGCGGCAAGATCAGCAAGGGTGCCCACAACGCCCCTGCCGACGGCAAGTACAACTTAAGTGCTTTCGGGGAGAATGGTGAAGAGAACCCCATCGGCCAGACCCTGGCTGGCTGGGCCAAGGAAAACGGCATCAGCTCTGCTGCCTTTGAGGAGCTGACCTCCAAGATCAGCGCCCAGGCCCAGGAGATCATGGGTGCCGACATGGTTGATCCCAAGGCTGAGATGGCCAAACTGGGGCCCAACGCCAACGCGGTGGTCAATGGCATGGTCGATTGGGCCCGTGGCCTAGTCAACAAGGGTGTCTGGTCAAAGGACGACTTTGAAGAGTTCAAGATCATGGGCGGCACCGCCCGTGGCTTGCAGGCCCTAGTCAAGATCCGCGAAGCCTACGAGGGCCGGGTGCCAATTGAGTCGGCCCCGGTGGACGGTGCGCCGTCCAAGGACGAGCTGTATGCTATGGTCAACGACCCCAAGTACCGCAGCGACCCCGCCTACCGCCAGAAGGTCGAGCGTCTGTTCGCGCAGGTGCTTGGATAGTTTCGGTTCCTTCCGTTGCCATTTGCCCCGGTCTAACCAGCCGGGGCTTTTTTCTTCAAAGCAACAGTGGGGGTATTGACAAAGTCAAATTAGCCCTACAATCAAGACCAAGGCCCACCGCGCAAGCGACCCTGACCGTGGCGAGATGTCAACGAGTGGCTGCCGCAAGCAGCAAGCACAGGCCCGCATCTGCGGCTCACCGACGCGCAAACCCTGTCCAACAACCGAATGAGGTAAATCATGAGCGTTTCTCTGTCGAACGCCTTTGTGACCCTGTTCGACGCTGAGGTCAAACAAGCCTACCAGGGCAAAGCAATGCTGGTGGGCGCTGTGCGTCAGCGTCGGGGTGTCGAAGGTTCCACTGTTAAGTTCCCCAAAGTTGGTCGCGGTGTGGCTACTGCCCGCGTGACCCAGACCGATGTCACCCCCATGAACGTCGGCTTCTCCAGCGTGACTTGCACGATGGGCGATTGGAATGCCGCTGAGTACAGCGACATCTTCTCGCAGCAGAAGGTCAACTTTGATGAGCGCAGCGAGCTGGCCCAGGTGGTCGGTGCCGCGATTGGCCGCCGCCAGGATCAACTGATCCTCGACGCGCTGAACGCTGCTACCAGCACCGGCACGGTGGCAAACTCTATTGGTGGTGCTAACACCAACATGAACATTGCCAAGCTGCGTGAGGCTGCCAAGATCCTCAACACCAAGAACGTGCCTGCTGAAGGCCGTAACATCATCATCCACGCCAACTCGCTGGCTTCGATGCTGGAGCAGACCTCGGTGACGAGTTCTGACTTCAACACCGTCAAGGCGCTGGTTCAGGGTGAGATTAACCAGTACATGGGCTTCACGTTCCATGTCCTGGGCGACCGTTCTGAGGGTGGCCTGCCCATCGACGGCTCTTCGGATCGCACGCTGTTCGCGTTCCATCGTGACGCAATCGGCTACGCTGAAGGCATCGCTCCTCGCACCGAGATCAACTACATCCCTGAGAAGACGAGCTGGCTGGTGAACGCCCTCTTCTCGGCGGGTTCGGTTGCTATCGACTCCGAGGGTATCGTCAAAATCACCGCCCGCGACACTGCGGCTGCGGCTTAATAGGGGAGGCTGACAATGGCTTACTCTGCTGACGGCTTTACCGCCTATTCCGCGTCCAAGCGCGGCAACGCCCCGTCGATGTATGGTTACAAGACCACCGACGCAATCGCTGATGTGAATACCGCCGGGTATTTCAACAGCCTGTCCAGCCTGCTGGAAGTTGGCGATGTCATCCACTGCGTGACCTCCACCGGCACTACCGCCGTGGTCACGCTGGTGTATGTCGTTTCCAACGCTTCTGGCGTGGTTGATGTGACTGACGGCACCACGCTGTCGGCCACTGACGGCGACTGACACTAGTCAGTGCAAGCGGGCCAGCCCCTGAGAAATCGGAGGCTGGCCCTTCTCACATTAAGAGGTTCGTATGGCCGCAGGCGACACTGGAATCACCATCTGCTCTGATGCGCTGCTGATGCTAGGCGCAAAAGCCATTTCTTCATTCAATGATGGCACGGATGAATCCAGCGTCTGTGACCGTCTGTACCCTGACATCCGCGACTCTACGCTGATGATGTATCCCTGGAGCTTTACCTTCAAGAAGGTGCAGCTCTCGCGTTTGCTGACCGCTCCGACCAGCGTCTGGAAGTACGCCTACCAGCTCCCCGGAGACCGCTTAGGCAGCCCCCGCGCCGTGTTTGACACTTCTGCTGTGGGCGCAACCCCGCGCAAAGAATGGGAGATCCAGGGCGACCAGCTTCTGTGCAACCTGGAAAGCGTCTTCATCGACTACCAGTACAGCGTGGGCGAGTTCGCCATGCCTCAGTACTTTGTGCAGCTACTGAAGTATCAGGTGGCTTGGCATATCGCAGAGCCGATCACCGAGCAGTCGGACAAAGCTGGCTTCTGGCGGCGCATGGCGCTAGGTGAGGCTGGCGAGAACGGGCGTGGCGGTTACTTCCGTCAGGCCACGCAGATCGACGGCGCGAACAATGCCGTCAAGGTCATTGACGATTACACTCTGATCACCGCGAGGTACTGATGCCGCGCTTTGTAGACATCCAGAGCAACTTCAGCACGGGCGAGCTTGACCCGCTGCTGCGCTCGCGTGTCGAGCTTGATCAGTACAACAACGCGCTGGCCAAAGCCACGAACGTCCTGATCCAGCCCCAGGGTGGCTTGCGTCGCCGTCCCGGCACCAAGCACATCCTAGAGCTGCCCAACAGCAGCACCCCGAGCGCGGGCAACGGCGTGCGGCTAGTGCCCTTCCAGTTCTCGGTGACCGACAGCTATATGCTGTGCTTCACGCATCAACGGATGTACATCATCAAGAATGGCGTGGCGGTGGCCAACATCAACGGAAGCGGCAACAACTATCTGACCACTACTGTCACCAGCGACATGGTCGATGATATGTGTTGGACGCAGTCGGCTGACACCCTGATCGTGGTGCATCCTGACCTGCAGCCGGTGAAAATTGTGCGTGGCGGCAGTGATGCAAGCTGGACTTCTACAACCGTCACCTTTGACAGCATCCCAAAGTACGCCTTCAATATTGACTTTCACACTAATAACGGATCTACCCTGACCCCGTCCAGTGTGTCTGGCAACGTGACGCTGACGGCATCCACAACGCACCACGACAGCGGCGCGGCTCAGGCTGGCAGCAGCACGACCATCACGCTAAAGTCAACGGCCAGTTCGACAGACGATGTCTACAATGGGATGTATGTAACCATCACCAGCGGAACCGGGGCTGGACAGATCAGGATCATTGAAGATTACGTCGGCAGCACGAAGGTGGCGACAGTAACGCCAGCCTGGACAACTGCACCCAATGGCACCAGCAACTATGAGGTGACCACTTGGACGACAGAATCCGTCAACCAGTATGTCAATGCACAACCGCAAGGCCGCGCCAGGATCACCCGGTATGTGTCATCTACTGTGGTCGAGGCCGTCACTGAATACCCGTTCTTCAACACTACGGCCATTGACGCTGGCCGCTGGGAGTTGGAGCATAACTATGAGGATGTGTGGAGCAGCACCAAAGGCTGGCCGCGCAGCGTGTCGTTCCATGAGGGGCGGCTGTACTTCGGCGGCAGCAAGTCGCGGCCCTCGACTATCTGGGGCAGCAAGATCGGTCTGTTCTTCGACTTCGTGCCATTTGAGTCCCTAGACGACGATGCGGTGGAGGCAACGCTGGACACCAACGAGCTGAACGTCATCACCGACATCATCAGCTCGCGTGACTTCCAAGTCTTCACCACGGGCGGCGAGTTCTATGTGCCGCAGCGCGACAGCGACCCGATTACCCCGCTGACCTTCACCTTCAAGCAGGTCAGCCG